AAGGAATGGAAGGGTTGGTTCTGTCCATCACCACAGGGCACACCAGACCAGTGCGCTCCTAAGTTTATCCGATAGATAAACCATGCTGTCACTCACCCAGGCAGCAGCGAAAAGCACCAACGATTTCCAAGTACTGCCAGACTTATTCAAACCTTTAGCAGATGAAGGCATAAGGTTTCGTAGAGGTCAGTTAACAATGATTGCAGGCCAGCCAAACGCTGGCAAGTCACTTATTGCTTTATGGATGGCAGTGCAAATGAAAGTGCCGACGCTGTACATATCAGCAGATACGGACGCATACACAACATCTATTCGTGCAGCAGCCATGGTTACAGGCCATCAGGTTGCAACAGTTGAAGAAGCATTTGCAAGTGGTGCTGGTTCTGATTTCTATAGAGAAGAACTGGCAAGCATTAACCACTTACAGTTTGACTTTGCACCATCACCTACCCTTGATGAGGTGGACCTAGCCATCCGTGCATACGCTGAAGCATATGGTGAGTATCCCCATATGATTATCGTGGATAACGCAATGAACGTTGTATCCATGCACAACGATGAATGGTCTGGCCTTCGTGAGATAGCCAAGGCTATGCACCACATTGCTCGTGAGACAGATGCAGCAGTCCTACTGCTACACCATACGTCAGAGAATGAAGGCAAGGCTGACCTACCACCAAGTCGTAAGGCTATTCAAGGAAAGATATCCCAGTTGCCAGAGATGATTCTTACTGTGGCTCTTGTGCCGTGGTCGGGAGAGTTTCGTATTGCAGCAGTAAAGAATCGTTTTGCGAAACACTCCGCAAGTGGTGAGCATTACGTAACTTTATGGGCAGATGCTAGTAGGATGAGCATGTACCCGACGCGTACTGCTATGGGATTTGCCGAGAGTTGGAGAGATGCACAATGAGCGCAGCGAACAAACGTAAGGGTAGCCTGTTTGAAACAAGCATCCTTAAATGGTTACGTTCCAAAGGCGTCAATGCAGAGAGATTACGGTTGGCTGGCAAGGACGACGAGGGTGATATAGTCGCAATCGTTGCTGGCCAACCGTATATTTTTGAACTTAAAGCCACAGTGAAGATGGACCTACCGCAGTTCTGGCGTGAGGCTACAGCAGAGGCAGCCAACTACGCTAAGGCACGTGGGTTAGATGCAGTACCACCAGCCTATGTCATAGTTAAACGCCGTATGGCAGGGTTAGAACAGTCGTGGGTTATCCAGGACTTGGAGCAGTGGATGAGAGTTCAAGGTGATATCTAAGCCTGACATAGGTGCAGTGCTTGAGCACTACGGCCTCAATGTTTTAGATAGGCACGGATGGGTACCATGCAAGTGTGTTATCCATGAAGACGCTCAGGCAAGTGCTGCGTATAACTTAGACAATCAAGCATACAATTGCTTGGTGTGTCAGGTACTCGGAGATGTGTACACATTAGTTCAAGCAAAGGAAGGTTTGGATTTCAAAGATGCTAAACGAAAAGCAGAGACAATCGCTAACGGACGCAGCCGAAAAGTACTGCACAAGTCTAACGCCACAGGCAGCCTCTTACCTAGCGGCACGAGGAATAACCAAGGAGGTAGCAAATACCTTCCGTCTTGGAAGCGTCGTTGACCCAAGTGCTGGACACGAGCACGCCATTGGTAGACTCAGCATCCCGTACATTACCCCTGCTGGCGTTGTGGGTATTAAGTTTCGTACTGTTGATAGTAGCGTACCTAAATATCTCTGGCCAACGGGTCAAAAGATTGGCTTATTTAACGTGGGTGATTTGCACAAGAACTCTAGCACGATTGCCATTTGCGAAGGTGAGATTGACACTATTGTATTATCGGGCCTCGTTGGCATACCTGCGGTTGGAGTCGCGGGAGTATCTCAATGGAAACCTTGGTTCCCTAAACTCTTTGAGTCATACTCACGAATCCTTATATTCGCTGACAATGACGTCAAGGAGGATGGAAGAAATCCTGGACAAGAACTTGCTAAACGTATCAAAGAAGACTTGGACAAAGCGGACATAGTACATTTACCCGACAATCAGGACGTAAATGATATATACTTAGAGTATGGTAACTTATGGTTTAATGAGAAGTTGGTAGCATGACAACTATTGCCTGCATTCAAGGGCCTGACTGGGTAGTAATTGGGGCAGACTCACAGTCATCTGGTGATGATGGCTTCTCCATTATGATTCCAGATGGTAAAATATTTAAAAATGGCCCTGTTGTATTTGCTGCTGCAGGTGCAGTCCGTGGCATTAACATCCTTGAACACAGTTTTGTAGTGCCTGAATTTAAGTTCAAAGACACGGACAAGTACATTACCCGCCAGTTGATACCAGCCATGCGTGCGGTATTTGGTAACGAGGGCTATGAGATGAACAAGGCTGAGTCCACGGTTGAGAATGACAACATATGGATTGTGATTGTACGTGGGCAGGTATACCGTATTGAAGAAGACTACGCGTGGGAACGTACAACAGATAACCTATATGTAGCAGGCAGCGGAGAACGCTTTGCACTCGGTGCCATGTCAGCGTTGGTTGGTAACACCACGGTAGATGATGTGGCTAAGGCTAAGAAGATTATTACCAAGGCTATTCAGATAGCCAGCAAGTATGACTCATCCACTGGTGGAAAGATTTCTGTGATGGTAGTACAGGAACCCAAGTGAGTAGAGACTTATCAGACTTTGATTTGGACTTTGCTTACGGCCATGAGGGTGAGCAGTTAGTCCGAGAGATTCTTACAGGTGGATTGACAGTTGAAGTCAAGCGCGATAGGCGCTGGGTTCATACAGGCAACATATACATTGAGACTTCGTTCTACTCACGCTCTACCTACAACTGGATAGAGTCTGGGTTGATGAAGACGAAGGCAGATAGATGGGCTTTCGTATTAGAAAATCTAGTCATCATCGCTACAACAGATGACTTGAAGAAGGCAATTGACATGTACGGCAGACCCATCAGCAATGAGAAGGAGCCAAACCCTAGCAAGGGATTCCTTATTACAGTTGATGACTTAATGAATGTGCAACGTGCCTAACTATCCAACATTCATGTGGGGTCCAAAGGATGGCACACCCGTGCCAGAAATGTTATGGGCTTTAGATGAGATTGAACTGCAAGAGACAAGCAAGACTGGTATCATCATACATATCTACAGGATAAATTATGAAGATAAATCATACTACTACGCGGGTGCCATAGACACCAAGGAGGAATAATGAGTGACAGAGGATTTACAGAAGGCGTGCGAATTGTTAACGGATTTAGGATTCGTAATACTCAAGACGGATTCTACATGGATGCAGATAGTAATAGCCTTGCCGCAGGTTCGGACTTCGTAAGCAACGTATGGAACATCATGGATTCAGCAGGCAACCTGCTCATTAAGAAGCATAAAGACTACGGCCCAAAGAACATCAGCCAGTCACCAGGTGGACCACTCAACGGCCTACGTGTACGCATGTGGGACAAGACTGCACGCATCAACCATCTGATTGATAGCGGTGCTACACCAGAGAATGAATCTCTACGTGATTCTTTCATTGACTTACTTAATTATGCAGCCATTGCCATGATGGTTATAGATGGGAATTGGCCCAAAGAATGAAGTCAATAGTAATCCTCAGTGACTTACAGTCGCCGTACCATGACGTTGGTGCAACCAATTCCATCAAGAAGTTTATTCGTGCATACCAGCCAGATGTGGTTGCAACCTGCGGAGATGAGATTGACTTCCCACAGATTAGTCGTTGGGAAGAGGGCGGAGAAGGTGAGTGGCAGCGAGACTTAGGACGTCATCGTGACATCACTGTGAAGTTGCTTGAGGATTTAACTGTTGAGCATATGGTGCGCAGTAATCATAGCGACAGACTTTACAATAAGATTAAGTCTAAGGTGCCAGGCTTCCTTGGTCTACCCGAACTAGAGATTGAAAACTTTCTTAAGTTAGATGAGTTGGGCATTGTCTATCATAAGGACCCATACGAGATAGCACCCAACTGGTTGCTTATGCACGGCGACGAGGGCAACGTACAACCTACCGCAGGAGCCACTGCACTGGGTCTAGCCAAGCGTTCAGGCATGTCGGTAGCATGTGGACACACCCACAGAGCAGGGCTTACACACCACACACAGGGCTGGGCAGGTAAGACAAAGACTGTGTGGGGTATGGAACTGGGCAACCTCATGGACTACAAGCACGCTAAGTATATTAAGGCAGGTTTGTTTACATGGAACAAGGGCTTCGGTATCTTGCACGTTGATGGACAGAATGTAATGCCACAGTTGGTACCAATTGTAGGTAACTCATTTACTGTTGATGGGCATGTATGGCGGTGGTAGACCCATGGCTTAAAGAATCCCGTGAGATTGCGGTGACTGTTGCACGCAAAGTACATCGTAGATACCATACGTATTTCGATGTGCAAGATGTGACGCAGGAACTTATGGTCTGGATACTTAAACGTCAGGATAAGATTAAGGAATGGCTTGACCATCCTCTTGGGTCTGACGAGTATAAGATGGGTGTGCGCAAGTTGGGTAAGACTCTTACTCGCAACGCAGATAAGTATTGCCGTAGAATAAAAGCGCAGAAGTTGGGCTATGAGGTACGCGATGAGCAGTACTACTCACCCATTTCATTGAGTGAGTTGCTTCCATTTGTATGGTCTGATGTAGTTGAGACACGTGATGCCAGCAAGCCAAAAGTATCAGGTGGTGGCAACCCAGCAGAGGGTGGCAACTACGTCATCCAGTTGTTTGATATTCGCAGGGCGTTAAAGAAGTTAGACCCACAAGATAAGTTAGTTTTGCAAATGAAATTCTTTGAGCAGTTAAACTATCAAGAAATAGCGCAAACCTTTGGCGTATCCGATAGCACCGCACACCGCAAGGTAGATGGTGCACTACGTCGCTTGAACAACCACCTCGGTGGGCAGACACCATTCCAAAGTCAGGTGGAGATGTGAGTAGGAACAGTCACCCATTGCATCACTCCGATTGCTACACTGAGGTAGTGCGCATTGAAGGCAAGACATACCATGAGTTGATTTGGAATTGCGTGGACGAATGTAAGGTAGGAAAATGATATACGATTACAAGTGTGATGGTTGTGCTACATCGTATGAGG